GCAAGGCGCAGGATCTCTGAGAGATCAGGGGTCTTAAAGTCAGAAGTAGCTGCGGTAACGTCGCAGCCTAAGGAGGAGGGTTACAAGCCCCGCTTCTGACATAGTATAGAGCCAGTTCGCTGGCGCGATCCGTTGGTTTGGATCGCTGCACTACGTAGTGCATCTTGTTGTAGTCACATCACGTTAAACGGAGGTCCATATGGGGAAACCCAACCGCCGCGAGGCGGTCGGCCTTCTGTTGGGGTCGTTCGTACTCTCGGCATGTTCAACCTTGCCGAAGGTTACACCGAACGATACCCCTCCAACGTGTGTTTGGCAGCCCGTCTCCTTTGACTTCTCTAAGATCGAAGAGATCTTCGACCAAGTCTTTAAGGGAGAGGGAGCGTACTTCTATTCGAGGTACGGCCGCTTGTTCACCTGTGTTCAGGGTGAAGGCGAGTTGCCCAATGACGACCGGTAGTTGGACCATAACGCCAGAACTGTCGGACACCCATCAACACGGGATATCAAAGTTCGGAGTCGCTGCGTCTAAGACTTGGTCAGGAGCGAACGGTAAATACCGTCCTGACGGCAGTCTTAATTGGAACGCTTATACTATGCGCCATCGCTCAGCGCGTATCACTGGAACGCCGACGTACAATTATGCTACGCCGCCCGTTGGCTACTGGGACACGGTCCGATGGAAGAAACCTTCCACAGGGCAGTTGTTCGATGTAGCTAGAGTAGACCCGGTCTATGCCTATACGAGGCTCACCGTGCCCTACTTTACTGGTTTTGGGAGTGTAACTCCCTGGACCACCCAGGATGAGTATAAGTTGCAAGGCAGATTGCTCAATAAGGTCAAGGGCCACGACTTTCATGTCGGGGTTTCCTTGGCTGAGGTTGACAAAACTGCCTCGCACATGGTCTCAACTGTCAAACAGCTGGGTTTCGGCATCGCCGATCTTGCCGCAGGGCAATTCGAGCGATTTGCACGCCGACTCGGCACCTACCCTCCAAATCGCGAGGTTACCCGCAGAATGCGGACCCTCGATATTTCGGGCAGGTACCTTGAGATGACTTATGCCGTAGCTCCTGTAATCCAGGATGCTTTCGCAGTTGGTAAAGCTTTTGAAGCCCTATCCAACGGCCCACGCCGCAAGGTGTTTAAGGCCACGGTAAATAAGTCTGTGTGGGACTCCTTTCCCTCCGGTAACGGTGGGGGTGGGGGTTTTATTCGGTACTCTCGCACTTATATGTACGAGGCATATGAGGAATTGAGTGCTATCCGTCAGATGGGTCTTGCGGACCCGTTGAGTATCCTCTGGGAACGAGTCCCTTACTCATTCGTTTTTGATTGGTTTATTCCGGTCGGAACGTATCTGAACTTAATCGGCCAAGTTCCCCACTTAAAGGGGAGGTTCATGTTGATAAAGTACGCCAAAAAGGTCCAGGCTGCCCGTAACGTTATGGGTAACCCTCCTTCCGGCTATACGACTTATGTCTCCGGACCTAGGACGATCAAGACGGAACACACTGAGTATGACCGCACCATCCTTGGGAGCCTCCCTGTCCCGTTGCCCTCTCTGAGGGTCTCGGGTGCAGTTCAGGGAAGAAGGCTTCTTAATGCGGTTGCACTTTCTCACCAGCTACTCGCGAATGCGGCAGACTTCCTAGGTGGGAAGCCAGTGCTGCGTAAAGGTCGCATTAAGTATACGGAGGATGCCACTGCTGGCAACCTTCTACAAAAACTTAGGCGTTTATAAACCTCACTTTGGAGTTTCAGAAATGTCAGCAATGGCAAACATCCTCGTAAAGGATGACTCGAACCCGCTCGTCGAGTTCACTTGCGTCCCCGTCACCAACAATCGCCCGAAATGGCGTGCGCAGGTGGCAGGAGTGCCGGTGGACGGACAACTTACGCTCGAACTGTTGGCAAACACTCGTTTGGCCAGCGGTGCGTATCGGCGGGTTTTCAAGGCCGTGGTCTCCGTGCTGGAGACGCTCGGCGCCAGCGGAACGTCAGCAGGTTATGTCGCGCCACCAAAAGTGGCGTACCAGATCCCTGTGACCGTGACAATGGTGGTGGACCCTCGGGCAACCATCGCCGATTGCGCGAACGCCATCAAGATCGCCGTTGGGGCGATTGCTGGTGCTTCGGCAACCACTGCTACGGGCACCCTCAATGGGGCCTCGGCAGCGGACGCGTGGAAGTCGGGCACTGGCCCGATCACGCGTTTCTTCACGGCAGGAGAAGACGCGACCTAAGGGTTGCTTACTTTTCTCTGATAGGTTAGTTTACTTGGAGTAGATCCTCTATGAAAACGGGTAGAAATCCCTGGGAATCATGGATATTCCCACAACCGAAGGACGTAGATACTACGTTCAGTTACGCAGCATGTGCAGTCCTGTCAAGATGCGGGCCTTACTCTGACCATTTATTTGGCTTGGTAAGGTTAGGCAAACTTCGTGACGTTGTCGAGTACGATGTCCCTAGTGGGATATCGCTTGATGACTTCCGGGGGGCCACTCAGATCAAGGCTTTCTTTTCGAAGAACCTTGATATTGATCTAGGCTATAATCCGCTTAAGGCAGGTGTCGAGGCCTCAATAAAGGCTGAACTGCAGTGCCGGGAGACGAATGCCTACTTTGGATACCACTACCCTTCATCGGGCGTTCAGCGAGTAATTTCGCTTGCTAGGCGTAAAATTAGTGGTGTCTTGGGGGGTGTTCCGACCCTGAAGCGTCTGGCTCCCAGGTTCGGGCCGGGCTCGACCACAGCAATAAGGCGTGCAGAAGCTTGCTTCGAGAACAAGCTAACGCGCCCAATCGTGTGTAGTGAAGAGATGTTGGCCTCTGTGCCTTCCTTTCTGGCGGAAACGCCAGAGTGGGCTGGTTTTCACGGTTCAATGGTGAGCCGTGGGACGTACGATGATGGAGATGTAACGGCCATTGATTTTGTGGCTAGGGACATTCCCATCGCTGTTGACGTGGCTAAACTCCTCTTTGTTGAAAAGAATGCGAAGACGCATAGGCCTATCTGTGTGGAACCCGTTCTGAATGGGTTCTGGCAGTTAGGCGTCGGCGATTATCTCAAAGATCGTCTTCGCATCCATGCTGGCCAAGACTTGAGGGACCAGGAGCGTAATCAGCTCCTGGCTAAAGAGGGCAGTATAACGGGGAAACTCGCTACTATTGACCTTTCTAGCGCAAGTGATACACTTGCTTTCTCAGTCGTGTTCGATCTCTTGCCGGAGAGTTGGGTAGACCTACTCAATACTTTGCGCACCGGTCGTATGGAATACGCCGGCCATGAATATGAACTGGAGAAATTCAGTTCAATGGGGAACGGGTTTACGTTCGAGTTAGAGACCTTGATATTCTGGTCTTTGGCTTGGGCTGCGACCTCCCTCAGTGGTGAAGATACGGACAAAGTTAGCGTCTATGGAGATGATATCATAGTTCCTTCGGGAGCCTATGATCTTCTCTTAACTTCCCTAAACTGGTGTGGCTTTACGGTTAATCCCGCGAAGTCATTCCACCAAGGGCCGTTCAGGGAATCCTGCGGCGCTGACTGGCTACGTGGCAACGACGTTCGGCCGATCTTCAAAAAAGATCGTCTAAGTCTCCAATGGCTATTTGTGTTTCACAACTGGGCAATGCGTCGAGGCGAGCGTGAGCTTGCTTCTCTAGCAAAATCCTTCATTCCGAAGGAGTTCCAGTTGTATGGGCCAGATGGTTACGGGGACGGGCACCTCCTAGGTTCTTATGAGCTTAAACACCCTCGGCATCAACGACGCCGTGGGTGGGAGTGTGGCTACTTCTACTCTTTGAGCGAATCTGCATCGTTCACCTCCATAGATGAACGAGTCGCTCACTTGGCCGGCTTGTACGATCTGTACAGCCGTGGGCCCACCGCGTGGTGGGAACCTCGCGCCGAC